CTATAAAGATTAATAACTATTTTATTATGGGTTTTTTGTTATGGAAAAGAATGAATTAAATAAGAACGCTCGCGGTGGCTCTGAGCTTATGCAACAACGTTTGTATAACTCCCTACCTTCTGATCTGCTAGATAAATTTCAAATTATTTTATCCAGGGTTAGAGACATTGATGCTGATAAACGTAGGATATTATGGTTACATGATTTACCTAATGATCCTGAATCAGAACATTTAAAACAACAATCAAGCCGTCAAAGATTTAATAAGATTGTATGTGTTTCCAATTGGCAAATGCAATTATATAATCTTATGTTGGGTGTTCCATATCAAGATTGCATAGTAATTAAAAATGCAATCGAGCCTATCGAGATTGATAAAAAAGAGTATGGTGGAACAGTAAGGTTAATCTACCACACTACTCCACACCGTGGTTTAGAAATTCTTGTTCCGGTGTTCGAGGAGCTTTGTCAGACATTTGATAACATCCATCTAGATGTGTATTCTAGCTTTAGTGTTTATGGTTGGGAGCAGAGGGACGAACAGTATAAGCAATTGTTTGATCGTTGCCGCAACCATCCTAAGATTACCTATCATGGTGCAGTATCTAATGAGGAAGTGAGACAGGCATTAACTAAGTCTCACATCTATGCATATCCTTGTATATGGCCAGAGACTAGCTGCCTTTCTGTTATTGAGGCTATGTCCGCCAAGAATATCGTTGTTTGTCCTAATTTTGCTGCTCTGCCAGAAACATGCGCAAACTTTGCTCTAATGTATCCTTTCAATGAAAATCCAAATGCACATGCCGTGATATTTGCACACACACTGGATAATGCAATTAGAACGGTAATCAAAAACCAAGGTTCTACCGATCCTTATCTTGATTTCCAAAAACAATATTTTGATTATTTTTATGGTTGGGAAATGAGAAAAGGTGAGTGGCTATCATTGCTCACTATGCTAGAAGATTCAGATCCAGCACAACCTAGTGATAATACATTAATATATAAAACATCTTAATACAAAAAAAGGGGCCACTAGGCCCCTTTTTTATAGCTAGTAATAACAATTTTTATGCAGCTAGCAACTCACCAGCCCTTACCATTCGCTTGGCAAACTCATTTGCAGTGAAGGCAGATACGCTGGCTCGAACATAATTTCCTTTGTCCGCACCTGTGCCTTTAAATGATGTCAACTGGAAGCCACCCGTAGAGAAGCTTGCTATGTCATCCATATATTGATAAGCCATGCCTACCATAAAAGACTTAAGATCTTCCCAAGAATCATAACGCTCTTGAGCGGAAGGATTCATAATGTAAACAGCCTGAGCTGTATTATCAAAGTCATGCTCATCGATATGCATATCAATCTCCTATCTTACTTCTTACCAACATATTCCATTACAAACGTCTCAGACCCATCAGGGTGTTTGTGAGACCTTGAAATTACCCAACCACGTTTTTGGTGGTCTCGGACCTTTTTCGTAACGTAGGCCTTCTGGCCAGTAAACACTGTTCTCATATTAAGCTGCTTTCATTTTTGTTTGGAGTTGTTCTGCAATGATGAACTTAGCAATGTTCAATTGCTTGCGGATAAATTCATCTACATTTGGGGAAGAAATTGAAGGATTTTTCCTAGCCATCATTTCTTGACAATCTGAAAGAATGCCCATAACGACCATTTCCACACCAACTATTTTGGCAGAGATGCCGTTAATATATTGATCGCGAATTTCTGCACGTGTCATACCGTAGTAGATCTTGTCTAAAGAAGTCGTATCCATGTTTGTATCTCCATTGCTCATATTATTAATATAGGGGAGATTGAATAAAAAAGCAACGATTTTATTAAAAAATCATCCCTTGAAAACACAGGGAAAAATAACTGTTGCTTTTTTAATAAAAATATGATATATTAATAATATGAGCAATGGAGAGATAAAAATGGCTAAACAACCAAAAAACTTTACCCAACTTATTCCTTCAACCCAATCAACTACAAATTTTATCATCGATATTTTGGACTCTCTCTTAGAATCAAACACCCTCACACAATCACAAAAAACCCAATTAGAACAAATTTTGGATTCATCCTTTAACCAAATTCAAATTTTATCCAAAAAAGAATATATTCAAAACACCCCTTTTTCACAATTTTACAATCAACAATTCCCTTCCCTTTCTTTACCAAAAAACCAAATCAACTAAATTAAACATATAGGATAAAAAGATGAACGTTGATCTCAGAGAAGCTTTAGATGACGCTGATAAATGGTATGAGCTGTACCTTGGCCAGAAGTTTGCTAACGAACGTCTTGTTAAAGAGATTGATAGGCTCAAGGCAGAGCTGTTGAAATCTGAACAAGATTACGCTATAGTGTCTGAGATGTTAACACAAGAACAAAACCTAAGGAACCTTGTACATGGCTAAGTCTGCTTTGAAGATTGGTCGCACAAAAAAAGTTAAGCGTGCAACCAAGTCTGATACATATTTGGTAAATTGGAAATATCTGGGTGAAGAGCCAAAGAATGTTACAACCAAGGTTGAGCTGCTTCGAGCGCTCACTTGGTATAACTATATGACAGAAAACGAAGAGGCTCGTCAGTACATTAAGGACTATTTTAAAACTGACAAGTTGATGCAGAAGATCGTTGATAGGATTCCAGAAAGTAAGATTCCTCTTACTGCTGCATGGCTTTGTCGGATTGCCACCAATCAGAATCGTGATCTAGAGCCTAATGAATGGGTTCGTGTTAATAATGATATCAAGGTTGCTGTTGGTTATTATGTCGAAGAAAAGCCTAAGAAGGTCGTAGACAAGCCTTCCATCCAAGAACGTGTCAAGGATAGGCTTAGTGACATTATTGGTGATATTGAGGTGCTAATCGATTCTAACACCCCATTCTCATTATATGATTGGTTGAAGAAGAATGAGATTCCTGCAATGTATGCAAACAAGATTGGCGACTACTATGGACCAATCTGGGGTGAGCTTACTATGGCTCAAACAGATCCAGCAATTGCAGAAGGCTATAAGCATCTAACAGCAAAGCAGCTCAAAGAGAAGATTGCATTCTATTTAAATCTTTTGAATGATTGTGAGCGATATGGTGATAACACCAAGAAAGCTCGTGCACCTCGTAAAAAGAAAGCTCCTTCTACAGAAAAGCTGTTAAAGTTTTTTACATATCAGAAAGAAAGCAATGAATATAAATTACAATCGGTTGACCCCGCAACGATTATTGGCGCTCAAGAACTTTGGACTTTTGATTCTAAGTATAATAAGCTCACGGTCTTTCGTGCTAGGGGTCCTGCAGGGCTTAGTATCAGCCGCACTGCTATATCTGGTTTTGATGTTGACAGCTCACTAACCAAACGAATTGGTCGTAACACAGAAGAAACCTTAAAGAAGGTTCTTTCTGGTGGTAAGATTACTCTTCGCAAGCTAATGGATGAAATTAAATCAGAACCTACCGCTTTTACGGATCGCATAAATAAAACATCGATCCTTTTAAAGGTGGTGAGGTAAATGACTGATAACGTAATTCTATTTCCCAGCAAAAACCCTACACAAATATTTCCAGCTAGCGTAGAAGAATCCATTGATCACATTGACGAAGTTCGTAAGGATTATTGTGATGAGGTATGTGAAGATGCTATCGAAGCTGTATTCTCTGTGTTCTCTTCATATGGTATATTCGTCAAGCCTGATGAAGACTCTATCAAAAACATAGTGTTCATGGAAGAGTCAATTAAATCTCTTTTATATTCTATTAAAAAAGTTCCACATGCATTCCAAGAAATTGCACAATCATGTGTTACCATTGATGGTGATGCTCGCGCTGCAATGGAAGAATTAATAGAAGAAAACACTTGACTATTATAACTTAACAGATATATAATATATTATAGTTTAAATTAAAGTGGAACATTTAAAATGATATTGGTGGATTTTAACCAGGTTATGATATCCAATCTAATGATGCAGATTGGTAATCATACTAACATCCCTATCGAAGAGGGATTGTTTAGGCACATGGTGATTAATTCCCTACGTTCATACAAACAAAAGTTTGGTAGTGAATATGGTGAAATAATCATTGCGTGCGATGATAAGAACTATTGGCGTAAGCAGGCATATCCTTATTACAAAGCCAATCGTAAAAAGAATCGTGAAGCTTCTGAAATTAATTGGACGATGGTATTTGAGACGTTCAATAAGATTAAGAATGAAGTAAGGGAAAACTTCCCATATAGAGTAATCCAGGTTGATTCTGCAGAAGCAGATGACATTATTGCTACTCTTTGTAATAATCCAGACATCACTGAAGAAGTATTAATTCTATCTGGTGATAAGGATTTTATTCAACTTCACAATGAAAACGTCAAGCAGTATGATCCTGTTCGAAAGAAGTGGATCAACCACGATAACCCTTCTCGTTACCTTTTTGAACATATTCTAAAGGGTGATGCAGGAGATGGTGTACCCAATGTCTTGTCTAACGATG